TCCATTCTGGCATTGCTTAGATACAACCAATGGGAATGAGCTTATCCATGATGATGAGGGCTATCAAGAGTTAATGGAGACTCCAGCTATTATTATGGAGACAGCTCAAGGCATTACACATATTACAGATAAGCCTAAAGTTCAAGAACTTATGGCAATCCACGAATCAACAGGTGGCGTATTTCATCAAATGATGGACATGCAAACAGGACAACCTAAAATGATGGCAGGTCCTGAACATCCTGAGGCAATTCCTGGTAGTGAAACAAGATTAACAATTATTACAATTCAAGACCTAGTGGCAAAGGGAATTGTAGTATGCAATAAGGTATTGGTAGACCGCATAAAGAGGGTACTGTCAGTTGGTAGGGTTTTGGTTGCTCTTCAAATAATGGACATTGAGGAGTTTCCTATCGTCACACTAATGAATAGACATAATAGAAATCCATACCCAATTAGTGATGTACGCTTTATAAAGCCTATTCAGGAGTATATAAATAAGATAACCTCTTTGATTATTGCTCATGCAAGTTCATCTACCAACACTAAGCTACTGATACCTCGTGGTTCAATGAACAGAAAACAGCTCGAAGAAGAATGGTCTAGAGCTGGAACTGGTGTTATAGAGTTTGACCCTGAATTAGGGCAACCAATCGTTGCGGGACCCGTCCCTTTGCCCAACGAATTATATAAAAACAGGGAAGATGCTAAACAAAGTATATATCATATCCTGGGAATACATCCACTTCAAAGTGGAGACCCAAGCTCAGCTCCTTCTACTTACAAAGGGACTGTAGCTATTGATGAATATGCCCAAAGAAGAATCAAATCAAAATTAGATGATATTGATTCAGCTTTAAATCAAATGGGTAAAGTTATTATAAAGCTTATTCAACAAACTTATACCGATGAAAAAGTTATACGTCTTATGAAACCAGATGGTCAAGTAAGCGAAGTGTCTATGAACGGTCCTTTATATGATGATTTTACCAATGAGGTTATAGGAAGAGTTAATGATGTCACTATAGGCAATTATGATTTAGTAGTAGTGAGTGGCAGTACACTGCCTTCTAATAGATGGGCAAGGTTTGACTACTATATGAATTTATACGAGAAGGGAATTATAGACCAACAAGAGGTCTTAGAACAAACTGAAGTTGCAGATACTGAGGGTGTATTAAAACGAACCAGTATAATACAACAATTACAACAACAAGTTGAGCAACTTACAGAAGAAAATAAAGAATTAGCTGGCGACCTACAAACAGCTCAAAGAGAATCCACGAGCGATAGGAAGCGAGTAGAAGTAGAAAAATTCAAAACCAAACTAAATAACTCAGCAAATAAAACAGAACATGCTTCCAGTTTATTTGAAGCAAGACTAAATGATGAGCTTAGTACGGTTAAGAAAGAAAACAGGGAAGTCGAACAGAAACAAAAAAACCCCGTTGCCGTCAGTTAGACGAATGGGAAAGGAAAATAAATGACAGACGAAATCCAACAAGACGTTGCTGAACCTACTCCTCAAGAACCTGCTGGTCAGGACTATTGGGGCGAGGAAACAAACGTTGACGTTGAACCCACAGTAGAGCTAGATGCTTTTGATGAAGCAGTAGCTCCTCCAGTTCAAGAAACTGGAACGCCAGAGAATGCAGGTGACGAACAGAAACGTTACCAGTATTGGCAATCACGGTATGACCAAAAGGCAAGTGAATTTGACGCTATGAGTGAAAAAATATCTGAATATCAAAAGATGGCTCCGATTGCGGAATACATCCAAGAGAATCCAGGAGTTTTGAACAATGTCGCAAAGTCACTTTCTGGTGACACCCCAACGGTTCCCTCTCAGGAGAAATCGGTGGAATTACCACAGAAACCAACACGTCCAACCAAACCTACTAACTATGATGCAACTGAAGCCTATATGGATGCAGACAGTAGTTCGTATAAATACCGAGTTCAATTAGACGATTATAGAGACGGAATGATTGATTATCAAGAACATCAGGAGCAAATGCGTATTGAAGAAAACAATAAGCGTGAAGCTGTATGGCAACAACGCCAACAAGATGCTCAACGTAATCAAGCTGTAGACGGAATGAAAAATCAATTAGTTAATCAATATGGATATTCTCCTGAGAAAGCTGTTGAGTTTATCAAACACTACAGTTCTCCTGAATCTCTGTCTTTAGACAACTTGGTCAATTTAGACAGACTACGCAATGCGCCCTCACAAGCAGAAGTTGCAACAAAACAGAAAGCTGAAATGATGCAAAACCAAAGCAAAAGACTTCAGGTTCCTACTCCAGCAGGCATTGTCTCTGGACAAGCTGAACCTCAGTTTAATGAATCGGATTTGTTTAATCTCGGCTTGATGGCGAATAAAAAATAGACCTTGGAGGGTCTAGGAGAAAAAAATGGCACAATCAGATACAAAAACAACTGGGGCTAAAAACCTCGGTTCATCTGGTGTTCTCTATAATGATAGAAGGGATTTCTACATTCGTCCAAATGTTGTTAAAGAGCTTTGGACTGATGTAACGCCTTTTACCACTGTTATTGCTAATCAAGCAACAATGTCTGGTATGGCTGACCCTACTTTCAAAATGTTTGAACATCGTAACCCTTGGGTTAAACAGCAGTTTCAAATTGACACAGCTATAGCAAATGATGCTATGCCTGCTATTAATATTGAATCAGGTGATTTAACTATTAGCAATGGCGTGGGAATCGAATTAGGGGACAATCTAGTTGGATTGGAACTTGAAATTTTTGACAACGCAGATGCTTCAAAATTTCGTTGTGTGGTAACAACAAGAAATAATGACGGAACTATTAAAGTAAAGTTATTAGACGCTCTTGGTAGTAACGCATTTGTAGCAACTGACTACGCTATGGTCGTAGGTAGTGCATTCGGTGAAGGAACAGGCGCTCCTACTGCATGGTCAGATGACTTAAAAGTCGTTTACAACCAGTGTCAGATTTTTAAAACACCAGTTGAAATAACAGGTACATTGCTACAAGCATCATTAAGAGGTGTTTCTAAAGAATTAGGGCGTCTTCGTGATATGAAATCACAAGAACACAAAATTCAAAAGGAACGTGCTTTCTTATTTGGTTCTAACCCTCAGGGTACAGGACATGATTCAGGGGCTTTTGGTAGTCTAGAAGCAATAGGTGACGCACAAGGAAACACACTTCGTACAACAATGGGATTGATTCCTGCTCTTAAGAAGCACGGAGTTTCTTCTGCAAGCTCCTATGAGCAGAACGTTTTTGCTTCTAGTGACATCGAAACTTATTCCAAGTTTGTAGACTCAATGGAAAAGATTTTCCAGTATGTACCTACAAGTGGAATGAAACGTGCTTTCGTTGGAGCTGGTGCATTAGGTCATTGGTCCAAAATGAGTGGTGCTAGTGGATTTGCTGGTGACTCAGGCTGGGGTGTAGATATTGGAGACATGAAGAGAGATACTTTAGGTTTTAATTATAGAACCTTAGAAACACCTCACGGAATGCTTCAGTTGATTCCTACTCCTTCTTTAAGAGGACCGTACAATAAACACATGGTTATTGTTAGTGACGAGAATCTATTCCATGCTCAATACAGAGCGCCAAAGTTCGAGGCTTCTATACAAGCTAACGACTATGACGGAGTTAAAGACCAATACGTTTCTGATGAAGGTATTGGTATTACGCTAATGGAAAGTCACGCAATGATGGTAACACCATAAGGAGGTAGCAAATGGCTAGACCTTACATGGGAGGAACCAAACCAAACGTAAAATCATGCAATGTTGCTGAAACTACTTATAATCTTATAGAAGGCGATAGTAACAAGATTATAATGGTTGGAGCAGATGGTATTACTATCAACTTACCAGCACCAAGAGCAGGCTATGCCTTTTCTTTTGTAGTGCAGGCTGATGGAAGTACTGCTAATTGCACGATTGTAACACCTTCAGGAGCTTTAAGAGGTCACGTTTATTCAAACGACCTAGATGGCAGTGATGGTGCAACGTCTGGAAGTTCTAGTGTTACAACTATGAATCTAGTACATGGCTCAGTTAAGCAAGGAGACCAGGTAGAAATGGTCTGCGATGGTACTGACTATTACTTTAGAGGATACGTTTCTAACGTTGGAGCAATAACCCTAGCTTAGGGTTAATAAACTATAAAGGGGGGAGTTTCGACTCCCCTCTTTTAAGAAGGAAAAATTATGCAACAAAAATATACAACACAAGAAAGTATAGCACCTTATTACAAAGCTACAGTAAGTGATGGTTCTACCGTAGTACCTGAATGTAGGGCTGTTGTAAACAGAGGGGACTCAGCATTAGTTGATTTAACTATGAATGGAGTCGTAGTAAGACTTTGGTTAGAGAAAGGCACGGTTTATCCTTTTGCCTGTACCCTATCAACTGACACAGACGTGGTATACTTGTATTAATGGCGACGTTTCAAACACAAATAGAAGCAATAGTAGGGACTCCTAACACCTCAGGTCAAAGCGAGTTAACGCAATATCTAACTAACCTTAGTGATTTCTTAAAACAATCAGCTATGGCAGTAATTGATGTGTTGCCTGATGGAGCATTAATGCAAGACAGTATCTATACCACAATAAATGACGCAAGTGGTTTGGGTACAGCAGATAAAAAAATTTTACTGGTATCAAGAAATGGCTTTGGATGTGTTGAAGTTCCATTGCAATTAAAAGCCTATATGGAGGCAAGCTCAGGAAGTATATATGAACCTACAAAAAGAACACCTGTTTATTATATCGAAGGAAAAGTAAGCGCTGGAGGAGATTTATTTGTTAAGCCTAACCCTACAGGTTCAGAAACTGCAAGAGTTTATCATATAGGTTATCCTTCACCACTGTATTCAGATTCATCAATAGCCAATTTCCCCGATACGGCAGAATATGCTGTAGTTCTTGGTGCATCTATTAGAGTTTTACAGTCTAAAGTAAACGATTTAATACATGAAGATGAAGACGGTGAGATGGCTCAAGTAGCTACTCAAGAATTAGGTACGTTATTGCAAATGTACAATGATAAAATTACACGTCTAGGCGGTCAACCAACTATGGGAGTAAAAGATGGCGCAAAGTAATTCAACTACAACAAACTCTCCCGCACATGGTTATGGCTTAACTCAAG